ATCTACGCTTATGGCCACAGCCACACGTTTGAACGTATCACACCAAGATGTAAATTTATCTTCAGCAAATACCGAGCCATTGGTTCCTATCTGTAGGATGATCTTTTTACAGAGATTTTCTTCCTGTAACCAATCTGTCAGTTTGTACAGTTCTTCTTGTATGGTGCCTTCACCGCCCATCACGACTATTCTAAACTCTTCGTAAACATCAACTTTTGCTCTTATGTCAGACTTTATGGTATTCCAATAGTCCGGATCATTGCTCACAGTCTTGGATATGTTTTTTTTATTGTTCCATATAGAATCATAAAGACTGCTGATATCAGAGCTACACATTCTACATGCCATATTACATTTGTTGCCAAACATAAAAAACGTGTAGAAGAATCTGATTTTTCTATTTTCTAAAAAATCATCCAACTGGCCTGGAGGAAATTGTTTCAGTGCTCTCTGCCGACCACTGAATTGTTGATTTGCTTCTTGTTTGTGGCAGAGATGACAATTTTTATCAACTGTGCCTGACTCAATATTTTTTTTAATCTCTATTACAGAATCAACAGCCGTTGAAGTATCGTACCAACAACAAGGACTCACATGATCTAAATCATAATGTACTTCTTGATATGGGATGCTGCATATATGCGGATTATCCTTTGACCAACTATCAAAATCGATTCGATGATCAAAAGTTTTATTCTGAGGAATCATTCAATGCCGTTGGCGATAATCTGCTACTGCGGCTTTGATGGCGTCTTCAGCAAGGATGCTACAATGGATTTTGACTGGTGGCAGCGCGAGTTCTTGAGCAATCTCTGAATTTTTAAGAGCTGCGGCTTCGTCCAACGACCTACCTTTAACCCACTCGGTAACGAGACTACTGGACGCAATAGCACTGCCGCATCCGTAGGTTTTGAACTTTGCGTCTGTGATGATACCATCTTTTACCTTGATCTGAAGTTTCATTACATCCCCGCAGGCCGGTGCTCCCACCATGCCGGTTCCGATGTCCATGTCGTCCTTGCCGAAGCTTCCTACGTTGCGTGGGTTTTCATAGTGATCCACAACTTTTTCTGAATAGGCCATAGTGCGTTTCCTTTCTTACATTGTAAGGTATTTACTCTAACAAGTCAACAACTTTGGATTAGATTACCCGTGGGTTGACTGGATCAACTGATCAAAATCAATCCGGTCATATGGGCGGTCTACAAACACTTTTTTATTGTGATATAACAAATTTAAATTTTGATCCCAATGATCGCGCCAAGTTTGTATGTCAAAATTCGTCAACCGTCGAATTTCATTTTCATATGCTTGGTATCTGGAATCTGGGTCTGGTATAGCGTCGTATGTGTAATCAATGAATTCTGGAAAAAGAAATCCAAGAGTCTTGAGATGTTGTATGAATCCCTCAGTGCTAAAAGGTAAAATAAAATGCCCTCGAATCAATGGATCATAAGTTTTTTCAGAAACAACAATAGTATCACCGTATTCAATTGTTTCCGCATAGATACTGATAAAAGTATGATAATAATAAGAATTATGAATTGGCATATAACAATCGTGGGGTGGTTTAGTACCATCTTTTAATAAAAATAAATCATGAGAATTGTCTGGTACTGTTTTAAAATCCAAGTGCCCATACAAATGCATGTCCGGACTATCGTCACAATTTCCTATAAATCCATATCCAAGTGCCCAATCACCAAAATTTTGTTTTAAAAAATTAACCAGACGAGTACGGTATACTCGTGTGTTGTTATATGTTTTATTGGGTGCTAAAAAAATAAAAATCTTTGCAGTAGATTCAGGCAGATCCAACATAGGATATGCATCTGGTTTTAGGTAATACCACTTATTGGTTCCTGATCTAAACGGATAATTTTGATAATACGCTTTTGTTCTATTGAATATAAAATCCACAGATAACACCTGTTGACTAACATACGATTTTTTGTTTATTCCAGTAACAACATGATATCGGTTTTTAGGCCAATGCATAATATTAACAATTTGATTTTCAAAACTGTGAAATATATCAATCTTCAGATGTATCTTGGCAGTTATATCTGTATTCAACGGCGTATCTATTGCAATATCTATTGCAGGATGGTCTCGATTGCTAACAAACTCATAATCGTCGTCGTTGAGATCAAAAAACATTTTAATATCATGACCGATCTTTAAGATCGAATACCCTGCACCTTCAAAAAAAATTATTAACTTTTTTTTCACTCAAACGCCGCGATTCTTGTTCAATGCGGATTGTGCGGCTGCTGCCACGATGTCTTGTGCTTGGTTAACTGGCATCTCAACCGGTCCAGGTTCTTCATTGCCTTTGAACGTGAGTTCAGTAGCGTTAGGATCCATTGGATTGAATATACCATTCAGCGGAGGTTGGCCTACCAGAGTCTGTAGAGTATCAGCATTGATATCTATACCCATGCTCTGTGCTCGATTGATAAATGCCTGCACCGGCATTTGCAGTTTGGCAGAAGTATCCTGGGCGCGACCAGCAGCAAACCGGGCTAACGCCATGAGTCTGTCTGCTGTGTTGTCGGCTTCTACTTCATCGATTCGCATTATCTGCGTCCGCGACCTAGAGCTGCTGCTGGTGCGGCTGCACCTGGTTCGATAGGTTCAGTAGCTGCTACTTCAATTTCTTCTTCGCCCGGAGGAGGACCTGCCAGGCCCATATCGCCTTCCGGGGGCATCATGCCTGTATCGGCACCCGGCATGGCCACTGGACCTTGACCGGTAACTACACCCAATGCCTGTTCCAATTGTTGTTTGCTACCTTGTAAGTTCTGCACCAATCCCGACAGTGCTGCCTGTGCATCATTGTTGAATTGTGCTGCTTGCTCTTGTCCGATCTGATTCTTGATACTATCAACCAAGGCTGGTAGTTCTTTGAATTGCATCTCGGTGCTATCTTCGATCATGTCTTGCATCTTGTCAACCATGTCTTGTGCAGCCAACACCACTTGAGCTTGTTGCACTTCGCCTTCGCTGAGATAGTAACCACCGTCTCGAGCACGACGACGCCATTCTGCCACGGTGGTAGTGGTCTTGGCAGAGTTAAGTTGATTTTGCAAATCAACAACTTCTTTTTTCTTTGCTTCAAGATCAGTCTCAAGTTTCTTAACAGTATCCACTTTTTGTTTAGCTGCCATGGCAGCGTTTTGTTGAGGATTTATTCCAGGAGCAGTTGGTGCTCCGCCTTGAGCAGCCATTTCATCTTCGTAGATCTTTTCAGCTAATGCTTGTTCCATCATCATCATTTTGAGATAAGCTGGATTCTTTTCGCTGTGATGGCGAGCAGGGCTCGACCGCACTTCGCTCAACACACCGCGCACTTGGCGATACATGTTGTGCAGTTGCTTGCGATTCAGCGAATCAATTTGCACTCGTTGATCAAAATGACCCTCGAATACTTTAGCGATTTGTTGTGTAGGGCGTGTTACGGCCAGTTCGTTTAGTTTCATCTGAGTTTCCTCGTAGTTGCCAGTATTTAGCCAAATTTATACATTTCGCTAGTTCTTTTTCTAGAATCTGGCTTTGCTCTTGCCTGGCACTTGTCTTGTTGATCAAGTTTTCCCAGGTGTGCCCGGATGTGCGCTCAGCTAGGCTGCGCCGCACATATATGTCATTTCGCAATCTTACAATAGATTGATCTAGTTCTTTGATCTGTCTAGCTAGATTAAGATGGTTTAAATTATCCGCTATGCACCAGGCCAGGGCGGATTTTGTTCCTGAAAATGTGCCAATGTTGTCATCTCTAACACACACTTGGAACAAGCCCTCTTTAGGATGTATAGTGTATTTGCCAAATGCACGGTATTTTTCTCCGTCCTCAATGATCACTTGATCAAGGATACGTGGCAGTTCTCTTTCTGCCAATGCAGCAAGTTTGCGACTGGCTTTCATGCTAATACGTAACGTGATAGTAGCCACCCCACTGTGGCGATAAGAAATCCAATAACACCCATACCCCAACCGATCAATTGATCATTGCGTTTGGCAGCCATTCCATGAACCATCTCATGAACTTCTGTTATCATAGTTTTTAAACTACCGATACTGGTGTTAGCTGATGCTAGTTGAAATTCAAGGTTACGATAGCGTTCGGCGCACAGTTCAACGTGGGCTTCAAGGCTTTTCTTTTCAATATCTGTGGT